CGGTCTTTGATGCTCCCAAACAACGGCACCGTGCCGCCGCTCTTGCCTGCCTGTACGCATGTCTGGACGTTGCCGCTTGGGTCAACGATGGTGTTAACCGGGGAGAGTAGCGTGCTGTTGCCGATGTCACCGCGATGCAGCACGCGGCCGATGTTTCTCCACGTCACCCCGCCGTCAGCGATGGTTGCGTTGATGGGGGCTGGCCAAGTCGGTTCGCCGCCTCCGCTCGTACCGTTGGTGATGACCTGAAACATATACGAGTTGCCATCGCTGGCGACGCGATATACCAAGTCATTCACGCTATAGCCGTGACTCGCCGCCCAGACGCCCGTACCGTAGTTCTGCCACGTCACCCCGCCGTCGATGGTTGCGTAGAAAGGGCGCGTGTCCCACGCTACGGGGTCGGCGGCTCCTGTCTTTCCCAGAGTGGTTGCGTTCTGTACGTTTCCATTCGGGTCAACGATGGCGACGCGTACAAAAAAATCGTTGCGCGAGTAGACCGTGTTCGCGGCCCATGAGCCTGAGACGATGCCCGATATGGAGTAATCCGGCAACGCGGTTGTCGGCTTACTGGTTGGAGCGACGACGCCCCAATCAAAGACGCCCTGACCGTACACCCACTGTTTGTTATCGACACCGTTGGTGAAGTAGAGCGTATTGCCCACACCGAGAAAGTAGGTTGGATTCGGAGCCGTCTTGGTGAAGATGAGGTTTTTCTGTGAGCCGTCGAACGCGTCATAGACCGCCCCGGCCTCGTCCACCATCACCCTGATAACTTCCGTTGTCAGCGTGAATGTGTTGAAGGAGTAGAAGCGATTGATGCGCTGGTAGGGATTGGCTGCGCCCCATGCGCTTGTACCGGCGCGGCGGGTCAGCGTCAGGCGCGGGGATATCTCCATGTTGCGGCCATCGAGGATGGAGTCTTGCCTGCCATAGCCTGCCTTCTCTGCGGCGTGCGTGGTCACGCCATCGCGCAACGGGGAGCGGTTGGTGTACCACCCCGTGAACATGCGCGACGTGTAGAGCGGTGCGGAAGGGGATGGCTCCTGTGTGCCCCCGGCGTGTTGTATGGCGTTCGCCATCTATACCTGCCTCGCGGAGACGCCCTGCGCCTGTTGCTGCGGGGTTCTCTGCTGTTCGCCCATGAGCGAAAGGAAGTTGGCAAGGAAGATGTTGCGCTGGGTGGCGGTGAGTCCGTCCTGTGCGCCGAGCAGATGCGCGGCGAAGCGTTGCGCGTAGATGGCCGCACGCGGGTCTCGCACAAGGAGTGCGAGAAAGCTCATGTAACCCCAATCGTAGATGTACGAGAGGTGGTCGGGAATCGGCTTCCACAGCGATGCCATCGACGTGACGACCTTGGCCGAACGCTGATAACACCCCTTGCCCAAGTAGGCTTGGTCAGGCCGGGAGTTGAAGCGAAGCAGCACCGAGTCGTCATCGCCCACCATCTGTGCGGCTGCGCTCTGCGGTCGCATCTGTGCGTCTTCTTCCGCGAGCGAGAGGACTACCTTCAACTCCATGATCTTCAGGCCGGGGTCATTGAGAGCGCGAAGCCACACCCGCTCTAGGAATCCGAACTGCGGTATCTGGTCGGGGGGAAGCTGGTAGTCCTGTTCCGGCACAATCTTTATGCCGTTGAGTTCATCGACCAATCCGACTTCGAATTCGCTCCGGTTCCACGGCCACGCGAAGGGTGGGCCGAGCATGGTCTGTTTGGTGAGGTTGGCCGCGTCGATAGCCGGTTGCCCGTTCACGATGTCGGCGGGTTGATAGCCGACAAAGGGAAGCGCGAACAACGTACTCGCCATGAGATTGCGTGTGCAGGCCATCGCGTTACCCTCTCCAGAGCGGATAGCCGGGGGCGTAGCCTCCGGTGTATTGCGGTGACATCACACCTTGCGCGGGGAAGAACCCTTTGCCTTCGTCCTCGCGGTTGTTGGCACGCGCCTGTGCCGCCATCGAGTTCTGCCAGTCCAGCTTTTTGATTTCGAAACGGGCCTTGACTGCGGGGTTCGCGGAGTATTGGTGACAGAACGCTATGAAGCCGTCGCGGAACCACCGCACTTCGTCATCCGGTACGGGGTCGATCTTCTGTTGAAGGTTGGTGTAGGTCGGTGCCTTCTTCTGTGCGAACAGGCGCATGAGCCAGAGGTTCGCGTTGCTGGACAGGGGAACCTCAATGCGGATGCCCTGCGCCGAAGGGTCTGCCACCGTCCACTTGCATGAACCATCTTCGACAACGGCACCTATGGGCCAGTTGGGATAGGACACGTCATCATCTGGGGGTGTGAGTGGAACTACCGGCGCGAGCAGGCCGGTGGTGCCGTACTCCGTGAGCACAAGGATGTTGCCGAAGGCGTCTTCAATCTGCGTCCAAGCGTTGTCGGGCGTTGTCGTCATGCCGAGCGGGTTGCTGTAGATAACCCCCGGCCCCGGCCACACGCCGTGCTCCAGTTGGTCGTTCTGCATCCAGCACACACGCGGCGAGCCGCTGCCTGCGAAGCTGCTTCCGCTCGCACCGAACGACGTAGCCGCAACGGGAAGGTCGCGCACCACGCCTACCGGGGGTGCCGATGGCGGAACCTGCGTTGATGACATATCAACGCGAAAGCCGTTCTCTAGCCAGCCGATGCGCTTTTCATCGGGGAAGAGAACGTAATCCTGCTGAAGTGAGTTGAGGTAGAAAGGCGCGAGTTTGAAACGGTTCCATTTCCACGGGAACCGCTCGCTCAACATCTCCATGATGACATCATTTGCGATGGTCAATGCCGGTTCATTGGCATAGCCTCCAGCGTTGGAGAGCACGGGCGACAAGTCCGCGATGACAGATACCCCGTCAACGATCTTCTGTATCGAAACTGTGCTGTTGCCCATGCTCTCCCTCGCCTTACTTCTTCGCTGCTGCTGCGTCTGCCGCCGCGATCTGCTTGTTACGGGCATCGGTCAGGGTCTTGGTGTCCTTGGCCGCGTCCTTCTGCGCTTTGTCGTACTCTTCGACAAGCTTCTCTTCGCGTAGCTGGAAGCCCTCTGCGGTCTCCCCCGGAAACGCGCCTTGCAGGGCGGTCGCCCTGTATCCCGCCAATTCGTGTTGCTTCACGTCCGCTTCGTTCGGCGGCACGGGGAGCGTTCCAATCGACGGTGCGGTGATGGGCGCGGGGGTTCCTTCGGCCTCAAGAGGCTCCTTGCCAGTCGCCCCGGCCCTTGGTTGTGCGACACGGTTGGTAAGGGCACCTTCCTTGTCCGCGATTTCGATGTCGAGTTTGTCTCTGACTTCGGCGGCGGCTTTTGCGGCATCCTTCGCCATGTTCGCGGCGTCTTTGGCGGTCACGGCGGGGCCACCGTGAATCACGTGGCTGGTAACGCTGGCTGGTTCGGTCATCGGAATTCTCCTTGAAGCTGGATTTGCTTACAGGTGTTGCATCGCTGTGGTGGGAATGATGTTGGAGTAGTCGAAGAGAACTGACCCCGAAGGTTCGTTGTCGGTGGGGAACGCGAGTGCAGCGCGGTACTCTGCCATCTGCTGTTCCCACATGGCAATCTGCTCTCTGGTCGCGTCAGGGTTCAATTGCGCGGGTCGCTCCCATAGCTTCTGGCAACGCTGGCAAAGAACGATGATGGGGCCGTGCGAGAGCGTGTGCTTGACTACGGCGTAGTTGGAGTCGTTGCCGTCGAAGAACTGTTCAAGGTTCTTCCCTCCCTTGCGGTGAGCGCATCGAGCTTGCCGGTTACGCTGTGCGTCGTCGGTCAGCTTGAGTGCCATCGCCACGGTTCGTAGCTGGCGCACGCGTGCGGCCCTTGCCGACTTCCGCTCGTTCGCCTGCTCGCGTAGTTCTTCCAGTTGCAGGGCTTCCAGTTCGGCCCTATTCTTCTCAATCTCAGTAAGTGGCATATCGTGTCCCTTCGCGTGGGGAAGGGAAGGGCACCCGCCCTTCCCTTGGTGTGTGGGGAGAGCGGTTAGCTGATTGCCGATGTTGCGTCAATCCAGCGGAGACGTGCCACGGGGTCAGGCGGGAGCGTCGCTGCAAAGTTCGCATAGTAAGAAGCGAACCCTCCGATTGCCGCTGCCGGGTCATAGCCGCTAGGCTCCGTGATGCGCTTCATGTACACCTTGAGGTTTCTCCAGTCGCCGTCGCCAATATCGGTGTTCTCTTTTGCACCGAGAGAGAGCGCGATGACCGCATCCTGACCGAGAATGTAGGTGCGAAGCGCGGTGCCTGAGCCAGCGGCATAGTTCGCCGTCTTCATCACAAGCGTCGATTGATAGAAGGTCACACCACCCCAATCAATGATTGGAACGGTGTCACCGTCAGGGCTGGGAAGGTCGGTGAGGCGTTCGCCGCCGTCCGCCTGTCTTTTCACCACATCCACAAGTGAATTGCTGGACTTATCCGAAAGGATATCCCCCACCGTCAGCGGCGAAATTACACCCGCATAGCGTCCGTTCGAGAACGGGCGAGCGTTCACCCCGGCGAGCGATTGCACTGCTGCCGTGATGTCGGTGTTTGTAACCTTGGTGGTTGCATCCTTCGACAAGTGACCGGCCATCGGGTCGGTCGTACCGTCTGCGGTCTGCTGCAAAATGATGTTGATGATTTGCGCGAGCCTGTAACCAAGCTGCGTGCCCATCCCCTCAATCACGTTGTCGATAGCAGTCTGGAGAGCGTAGCGCGACACGTTCATGAAGTCGCTATATGCTCCGATGGTGGTTACATTCGAACGCACCGAGACGGCCAAGCCTGTGCCAATGGTTCCCTCTGCTGCCTTGGTGGGCGGGACAAGGGGTGTCCAGTTCGGCGCGGGAACGTCCGGGTCATACATGAACAAACCAAGCTTATTGCCTTGGTTCTCATCGAACGTGCGACGGCTCACACAGCGAAGCCACGGAGTATTTGCCTTAAGGTTCTCAATGAAGGTGGCATCATACTGAGTGACGAGGGACTGCGGTAAATTTGTCGTGAGGTTCGATGCTGGACTGACGCCCATACCGAACACGTGCGAATAGGCTTTGCCTGTTCCGCCGAAGTAGCCGATAGCCGATGAGCCGAGCGCAAGGATGAACTCAACAACCGGGACGACTACACGCTGAAAGAATCGCTCGCCGCGCAACGCAGCCTTATGAGAGCGCATGGGAAAATCCCCCTTATAGGAAATTTTTTGCGGGTCTTAAGCCGCCTCATGTGGCTCTCATAAGAGCGTTGTATTCGCGCTGTGTAGGCGGCTAAGTCGCGCCTAGTTCGTCCACGGCCTGCCGGAAAGCAGGGTCACGTAGTCTCTGGTTCAACTCCTGTTTTCCCATGAAGGCCAAGTCACGACGTGTGACGAGCGGCTTCCGTGGTTTCGGGGCTGGTCTGCTAGCGGTGGTGTCTGCGGAGCGTAGACCTGTAGAGCGAAGGGCGCGGGGTTGTTCCTCGGTTACAGGGGCCATTTCCGGTGGCGTCCTTTGGCCTTCGGTCTCCTGCGTGTGCGTGGACGGGATATCTCCCGCCAGCATCATTTTCCCTTCACTCAACAGGTGTTCGTAGGCAATAGCCAGATTGTTGCGTGTGAGGTCGTAGCCTCTCAGGTTCATCTCCGCGCGGAGAGCCTGATAGTTTTCCGGTGAGCGAAAGTAATCCGGGTAGTCCCTCAGAAACGCGTCGGTTTCAGCAACTTCAAATGCCTCGCTGTCCCTGCGGTCTCTGTCCGAAAGTTCCGCAACAATACGGGTCGGTGTTGCCCCCGTTGTCCGCTCTACAATCTCCGACACGACTTCTGCGACCTTGGAAGGGTCGGTTATATCCATCGCAAGCCGCTCGCGGTCTTCGGCTGTGAGGGATGTGGGACGAGGCTGGAAAGGTTCTTTGCGGCCCTTGTCGGGCTTCATCATGCGGCCCAGCTTGCGGGATGACAACACCTGAGCTTCCGCCAGCATGTCAACCATTTCTTCCATCGTCTTAGCTTTGAATGTTGAGACCCGTTTACCGGCACTGGTTAGTATGTCGAGTGCAAAATCGCCATTCTCATCCGGTCTGCGATCATTACGCCATTGATAGTTCATCGTTCGAACCCTTTCTCTGCTTTCCCTTCAATTTGGCCCACGGTCATCCATTGGTTCCGGCAACATCGGATTCAACAGGTGTTCTCGCTCCAAGTCCTCTAGTGCGCGTGGAGACGGCGTAGGCGTTGGCAACATAGTGGAGAGATAGGTATTAAGTTCGGCGTCGATGCGTTCTTGAAAGTGCGTAAATATCTGCCATGCCGCCTTGCTCATTTTATGGTTCGCAAGTACGGCTTTCTCGTCGTCGGCGTCGGTGTTGATTAGGGTTGATTCAATTTCAATGCAGCACTGCTCCATCACGTCCAGAAGGTCGCCCCACACATCTTGCGAGCGTGTGACGTAGAGACGCCGTAGCGCGTTCGGGTCAAGCTGCGCCGTCACGCCAAAGCGTCTCTCCGTGCGGATTGTGCCTGCGTCGCTCAATCGTCTTCTTCTTCCTTCTTCGGTTCTTCCTTCTCGTCCTCGTTGTCGTCGTCCTTCTCTTCAACTTCCTCGTCGTCAACGTCCTTCATGCTAATTGGTTTCATCACTGCCCTCCGTAGTAATTCGAACCCTGTATGGTGCGCTCATCCGCTGTGCGCTGTGCGAACGATGCCGCCCTCTCCAGCGGCGAATCAATGAGCTTGCTGTGCTGCTTGTCAATCGCCTTCGTAGCGATGCGCCCACTGATTTTCTCGTCTTCCAACTCCATATCGTTTTGGTGTTCCTGTTGTATCTTCGCCTGCTCGCTCTGCGCCTTGATAAGCGCGGGGTTCTGCGCGGCCAGTGCCTTCACTTCTTCATCGTTCATCTTCACGATGAGGTCAGTCTGGTTTTTCCACTCCGAGACCTGTAACACCATGTTGACAACTTCCAACGCATTGACTTTCCACCCCGTCTGCGTGAGCTGTCCGATGAGTGCCTGATTACCAAGAATCTCCAGAAGGAAGGGAAGCGACTGTGCCATGCGTGCGCGTGCAGCGAGACGAGAACCGGCGAGATTATCGAACTTCAGTTGTGAGTTGAGGAAGTTCCCCCAATCGACCTGTAGGGCTTCCGTCATCGTGTCGCCCAGCATGAGCCGAATTTCAGCAATGGTGTACTGCTCTTTGCCGGTGTCCCAGAGGAAGTCCATGAAGGGGAGCACCACGCCCTCCACGAAACGCTCAACCGGAGCTTGGAGCCTGCCCTGTGACGCCGCCTGTATCATCCCCGCGCCGCGTGCGCTGCGTCCGATGGATGAGCCTTGCCCCGGTAGCGAACCCTGCACGGCGGCTTGGTCGGCCCCGGTCGCGTTGTCCGATGCCTGCATGGAGGACTGGATAGCACGCCACACGTCGGCGGGAACCTGCGGCTGCGGGACGAGCGCGATAGCCTTGTTCGCGTCAGGCCCATCCACAAGGCGTATGCCGCCCAGCCGCCGCCGCTGCTCCTGTGTGGGCACGTTGGCCCCGCGAAGGATGGCGTACTCAGGATTGGTGGCGAACGCCAAAATATCAGCGGCGGCGCACGTTAAACCCTGATTCAGCCTTTGGTCTGCTCCTCCGACGCGGCCCACGCCCATGCCCCAGCCTGCGTCTTCGATGTTCCAGTAGTTTGCGGAGAGGTAGGGGATACGGCGGACGGGGTTCTTCTGATTGCGAATCACGACCTTCTTTTGCAGGGTCGTCATCACCTTGCCCTCTGACCAACGCTCCAGAATTTGCATGGGCTTTTCGAGGGGGTCGTTCTCGTAGGTGTCGGAGTCTTCGCGCTCCGGTTGATGAATCATCGTGCTTCCGGGGTTGAGCGTGTCGGCAAGGATGTTCTGGCCTTCGGTCTGCTCATAGTCCTCCATGAAGAGACGGCGTAACTCATCGTCGGAGGGGATGTCATAATCGGGGTTCTGCCGCAGGCGGGTAAGGTCTTCGTAGTTGAGGTAGTCTTCGTAGACCACCCAACCGGCAAGGTCGATTCTGTTCGGCTTGTTCCACTTTGGATTCGGGAAAATTTTGCCGAGAGCACATTTTTCGAAGGTGGGCCGCTTCTTAACGATGACCTTCTCCACGCGCTCAAACTCATCGGCCTTGTCCGCGAATAGCTGCACGACGTTGCCCATCGGCATTGTCTTCTCTACGGGTGCCTGCTTCGGAACCCAGCGAACCTCTATCTCTTCGTACTCTTCCCAGCCAATTTTGAAGATGACCGTTCCCTGATTCACCATGCCGTCGATTCCGTCACTGGCTGTTGACTTAAACGTGCAGAGTGTCAGGAAGATGGAGAGCAGTTCCTTCCACGCCCTAGACGTGGAGGAATGAGTATTGGGATTGTTGCGGATTTCGAAGGGGGTCGGTTCGGAGAAGACGGCGGCTGCAATTGCTGGAGAGAGGCTATTTACCTGTCGCGCCACGTCGAAGCGCGAAATGTTCGACCTACTGACGTTGGAACCTTCGAACACCGCCTGCGTTCGTGGTGACTGGTAGAGAATCGCGTTCTCGCGCCAGTGCAGCGTCCATTGATTCGTATTCAGCCATTCGACGGAAGAGTTGTAGTCCTGCACGACAATCGACAACACGGCTTCATCGGTGTACTTGGGGTCAACTGCATCTTCGACCTTATGCAGTGATACGTCGTCCGGTCGAACCGGACGTGACCAATCCGAAATAGCGTGCAGGGTCGCAACAGGGGCCACATGCTTACCAGTCCGATGAATTGGCGGGTTTGGGCCGCGCACTCCGTGAGGCTGCGAACCGAACTACAGCCTGTTGCGTGCCGCGAGCTTACACCATGTCACGATTTCGTTACAAGGGGGGAATGTAAAATAGGCGAAAGTCTGTAAATAGACTCGGCTGAAACATATACCCCGGCACTCTCCTTCACATTTGGGTGCCGGGGTTTTTTTTGTTTCGACACTAGAGGGGGCCAACCATTGTTGGTGGCCCCTTGCGCCAGTCCGGTGCATCTTTACAGTGCCGGTGTTCCTCTACGAAAGCCTTCATGTACAGCACCACCGCTTTGAGGCTCATCGGCAACTTCAGGATGAGGATGTTCCCGCAGCGCGTACAGCGGCCCACCTGTCCGTTGTCGTCGCCTCCGGTCACTATCCAAGGGGTTCGACTTCTCATGCTTCCCCCCGGATGTCCCGTTGCTTGGACATTGCAGCCGACTCATCGAGAGCTTGCCTGCGCCCATCTGCTATGCCGCGTTGGTAGAAATCCACGAGTTTATGATTCGTTCCGCCATTGCCGAGAAAGTATTCTGGAAGTCCGACTTCGCGCCATACTGCCATCACTCCAGCATCGTCACACTTCTCTACCGATGCCTCAGATGGTGGCTCATCAGCATCCTCTCTACGGCGGTTCATGCTTTGCACACCAAGCAACGCATTTCCTCTGGAGACCCGCACATGTAGTGGTGGTAGAGACTATGGCCGCACTTGCACATATCGCTTCCCGCTGGCTTTGGCTGGAAATTCATACACCCTGATTTTGTGGGCACCGCGTCGATCATAATTTTCATGCTTACCACTCTAACCCCGGCATGATGACTTCGAGACCTTGCGAGTTGTGGGTTTGGTCTTCGATTCCCGGCTCCTCTTCCTGCACTTCTTCAGGTTCCGGCTCAACCGGCGCATAGGTTCCTCTCCCGTAGATGTAATTGTGCTTGTCGCGCTGCTTCATCATCTCCCAGCCGTTGTCCTCGTCTTCGCCTGCGTACTCGCTGGCGATGGAGACCGGCAAGCTGTCGGTGAGCCGTGCGATGACATCCGGTAACCCCGTCTCGTCGATCATGCCGTATTGAATCATGCCGTTGATGAGCGGCTTGGTCTTCACCCCGGAAGAGAACTTTAGCCGCCCCGTGGCAATCATCGCTTCGATAGCACGGATGCGCGAGTCTCGCGCTGCGGAGTCCTTCTCAAACTCCAGCCATTCCACCCGCAGCGGCCAGCCGGTCGTCAGGCAGTAGTTCCCAATCACAGAGTCCAGTGTGCGTGCTCCCGGTGAGTCTTCTACGCGCACACTGTGGACTCCGTGCTTGCGTGCCATTGCGTGCAGGCTCTTGGCAAGGTCAGAGGGCTTGAACCGGCCCTGTAGCACGTCTATGACGTACACGCGGCCACCGTGCATCACGCCCACCGCTACAGAGGTCGTCATCCATTTCATCGACGTGCAAGGGAAGCGAGCCGCCATGAGCACATCGCCTTCCAGCGGAAGACGGCCCTCGTCAATCATCGCGTGCAGCACTTCTTCTTCGCCAAAGATGATGTCGCTCGCGCCGTAGCTGTCGAGCATGTACTGACTCATGAAGGTTTCGTAATCGCCCGTGTACTCTTCCTGCAAAAACTCATAGTCGAGGATGGTGGGAAACAACAACTCCATCTCGTCTTCGCTGGGAAAACCGTTGGCATCGAGCCGGTCACCGTTGCGAAGTTTGAGCGCGGGTTTATACACGCGGTCGTAGGTTCCCGGCTTCGAATTCAGCACCTCATCGTTGAAGGTGTCACCAACGCCGTAGGGAGTCCCGATCTTCAATTCGATGCCGGTCGGCTTCAGAATCTTCCGCGCCATCTTGTAGCTCTTGGTGATTCTGAGGCGCATGGGATAGTTGCGGCTGTTGCGGTTGGTGTGGATGTCGTCAATGATGAGCACGTCAGGATGCCAGCCGGTCGTACTGGCCTCTACCGATGACGACCATATCGCGGGTTCGATGATGGCCGGTTCCTGTTGTCGCATCGCTGCGGTGAAGGAACCACCCGCAGGCTCCTTCTCCACGCAAAGCTCTGGATAGAGTGCCTGAAACAGAGTGGTATTTTTATACTTCGGCTTGTAGAAAAAACTCGCCACCTGCATAACAAAGTCGTGCGCCAAGTCCTTGCCGCCTGACAGGATGAGGATGGAAATGGTCATGTAGAACTTGAGGATTAGCTGCACGCAGAAAACAATGTTCATGGTGCTCTTGTAGGTGTTGCGCGGATAGAGCAGCGTGCGGCGGCGTTTGAATCCCTGCTTTGAAAGCGTGTCCACGGTGACGGAGCTATCGAAGTTGGGAAAGAAGTTGATAGCTTCGCGGTGGACTTCCTCGGTGATGAGGGTGTAGCCGAGCACGTAGGCGAGACCGAGCAGGTTGGACTCGCACACGCGGCGTCCGTCTTCTCTCGCCTGTTCGTCAGAGAGCACAAGCGCGGTGAGTTCGGCGCGAAATAGCCGGTTGTCACCGCGCTCTTGTTGGGGGTCTCTGAGCTTGCGCCACGGGAACATGGAGCTACGCCCCGTCCTCAAAGCTCTCAATCGCTACAAGGGCACTCTCTGACTCTTCCCAGCGGTATCCGGGGTGCGCGGTCTCTAGCTCGCGGATGAACGCGCCCCGCGCCTGCATGTTGATGCTGAGTTGGTTCTGCATGGCGTTGTGCCTGAGCGCGAAGTTCTCCAGCTTCACCCGCTCAAACTCTGTCATCTCTGCGTGTCCGTTGTCGCTCATTTAGTTCACTTTCCCTTTCGCTGTTTTGGTTGTGGTCTTCGGCATCATCGGTTCGTCGTCTGTGATCGGCGGGACATACTTGTCGGCCACCACCTGAAGCCTGTCCACGCCGACGCGCCGAACGGCTTTCACTTCCCATGCGACGGTGACGGCTTCGGTGGCGTGAATGGTGAATTTTCCGCCAACGATGCGCGATGCCGCCATGCGTGCGAACAGTGTGCCGCCTTCGAAGATTTGCGTTAGCTGCACGCTGCGGTCTTCGGAGAAGGTGAGGGCTTCGAAGTAATCGGGCAAGGTCACTTCTGCGTAGCCGTCAACAACGACCGCTTCGCCGCGATAGAAGACGCCGTTTTCCGGCCCTTCGAGGCAAGCGTGCCAGAGGTCTTTCGTGTCATCCAAAGGATGTGGAACGATAAAAGCCTTGGTGCCGCCGACAGTTCCGAAGTTCCCATAAACCACAACGTTGTTCAACGGCGGGTCGATACGGATTCCTGTATTGCTGCTCCATCCTCCGATGGATACCGCGCCTGAAGGCGGGGTGCCATTCGACCATGTGATGATCGCATCTTTATCTTTAGCGAAGCCGACGAAGTTCCCGTCTCCCGCCCTCCCGCTATAGAGAAACATGGTTGTCATGTTGGCGGTCGCAGGGTTGATAAAGTTCACTGAGTCGAATTGACCCACAAAGGTTTTCATGAACCCGCCGCGTGTGATTGACCATATCGGGCCGCTGGCGGGGTTCGCGATGGGCGCGGCGGTGACGTGGCGTATCTCCATCGTGTCCGTAGAGGGGTCGCCGGGGTTGCCGCTGTTATATGTGTTGTAGATGAACAGGCCGGGGTATGCTGCCCCCGTCGTTCCGGTTACGCCTAGTTGCATCCGTTGTTTCAGTCCCGCTACCCCGGCTGCTGTATCTCCCAACGGGTAACCGCCGATGTGGTTCCCCACCCCAAGTATGCCGTTCATCGCTACGGAGGTGTTGCCTCGTCCGTCCCACAGCATGACCTCAACCGCCCCAGTGTCCTGAGCGTAGTGCTGTACGGAGGCGTACTGCTGATAGGAGTCGGAGTTAGGGTTCCCGGTCTGGATGGTGAATTGTCCGGGGAACCTGTTGCCGGTCACTCCGCTTACGGCTAAGTTGAGACGAGTCACGGAAGATTGAGCTTCAGCGATTGTTACATCTGCCTGCTCGGTTATGAATGAAGCAAACTTTCCCGTCAGGTGCAGCGCGTTGTTCGGGTCTAACTCCATCGAGGGTACAGTGTTCGTGGTCAGCGGCGTACCGACTTGAACGTTGTACCAACTGAAACCCCCCCCAGTGCTAGGGACAAAGGCGTTGATGAAGTTTGTTTCTGCCCTACCCGCCTTAGTGTTC